CTTTCGGGGGCAGAGGCGTAAGTGAGGGTCAAGAACACGCCCGACCAGGCGAGGCGATACTCCAACAAGGCGCGCAATGAGAGACCGGATTGCTTCATGATCCTGCACGGCAGGCATTGCTTGCAGCGCACGGATATAGGCCCCGCGCTTGTCATAACTGTCACTGGAGCCTTGCATGCCATGGTGACCTACATCTGTGTCAGTAATGCAGTGGTCCATCAAGTAGGACCACTGCAGCAGGCCTCAAGAGAGGCCTGCAGAGGCCCCAGAAGGGGCCTCAGAAGGGGGGCGCGGAGCTGGGGATTGCGACCCCCCTTGAGGAGGAGAAGCGGGCTGAGAGGGCGGCTGAGCCTGCCCAGCCCCTGCTTGCTGGGGAGCGGGCTGGGCAGGCTCAGCCTTGCGCTTAGCTTCTTCCTGTTTTGCTTTCGCAGCTGCGACGCGCTTTGCATGAATTTCCTCTTCGAAGTCCTGGTCGTCATCTTCGACCAGGTAGCGATCTGCGAAGGGTAGCTCATCGGGATCGAGCATCACAGGGCGGTTTCGGGCGAACTCGTTTGCGAACAGTGCGCGCATCTGAGCCAGAAGGTTCGACCCGGGCAGAGGTGGAGCTGGTGGGTCGTCATCGTTGAGAGGGTCTCCATTCTGCAATGGTGCCTGGGAGACCTGATACGAAAAGGGAGAGGCCGAGGTGACCTTGACCTCCCGGAAGCCCGTCAGTGCTTTCTTGAAGCGGAAGCTTGTCCCCGACGCCAGAAGCGCCGGAGGTGTTTTCTTATCCTGGTGCAGACCGTGCACGGAGACGGTTTCAGTCCCGACGAGCCAGAGCTCGATGTAGTGCTTTTCGGTGATCGAGAAGGAGATCGCCGAGCTAACCGTGACCCAATCATTGGCTCTATAGCCCCGCATAGTTGCCCATCCTTGCATTGGCCGCGACCAGGCGCTTGGCCATGATGTTGTGTTTGATCGTGACAATCAGCTCGGGCTGAGTGCCGTCCTGGTAGATCCTGTCCGAGGGCTGGCAAGCCACGAAGGACGTGTTGAGGGTAGGAGCTGAGGAGAATTCCCTGGCGAGGGTCCAGTCCTCCTCAGTGCCGCCACGAAGGGTGCCGGACACGTAGCTCATCAGCTCCCGATATTCGTCGTAGCGGGGAGTGTAGCCAAAAACGGTGTCCGCAGCTGCGGCACCGTAAAGCTCCCTGGTCCTGACCTCCTGCCAGGGCAACAGCTCCAGCTCACGATGCCAGAAGTCAGTTGCCTGGGAGCGAAGGAAGCGACGGGGGAAGCCGTTTTGGTAGATGCCCTTGGGCCGAATCGACATGACCGTGATCAGCCAGCCGTGTTCCTCAAAGAACTTGCGAAAAGCCCGAGAGCGAAGGCCAGCAATACCGTGGCCGTATAGATCGCCAACATCAGTACCAGTCCCCTCGGCCGTGGCGAGTACCTCAGAAAAGGAAATTTGCTGTCGTCCACCCCCAAGGTATTCAGGACGATCCAAACGCCCATCAGAGGGATTGACGCCATACCAACGCAGATAATCGACATAGCGAGAGCCAGCGAACTCACGAGCCTCAGCAATGCGTTGGAGAGCGATAGCCCGGCGGAGATCATTGATGTCGATGCCGCCTGTAGCGTTCGAGAGATCGACGAAGACCGGATCGACATTGTTTGCATCCACGTTTTGAACATGAACCGAGCGGACAACATCCCCGGCACCAGTAGCCGTGCCGAGGGCGCCACCGTCGAGAATTTCGCGCATCGAGGAGGTGGCGGTGGAGGCATTGGCCCAGAGACCAGACACAGGGATTTGGCCAGCTGAAAAGCCGACTTCCACAGAGCTGCCCTGCTGTGGGTTCGGCCTGGCTGTCGTGAAGTAGTCCTTGCCCCAGCGGATCCGGGCCGAGTTGATATTGTCCTCGGCCCTGGGCGTGTCGAGATCCTGGTCACGGAAGAACTCGTTCCAGATCTTGTTGTAGGCCCGAATGGGCATGGCATCGAGCGGAACCCCGGAGACCCGCTCGCAGCCCATGTGGTCGTACAGGTAGAATTGGGCGTCAGTGGTGTCTGAAGGGGTGATCGTCGGATAGGGGTCGGTATCGTTGCCGACAATGAAGTCTTCCCACTGATCCCAGAGGATTCGATTGGGCACGAAAAAGGAATGCAGCCGTAGATCTACCGGATGCATGACAGGCTTTGCCAGGGGAGCCACCCTGGCGAGAGCCGAGCTGTGCATCCGGAAACTGTCGCCAGGGAGCACATCGATCGCGGCGACAGGGATGAGCATCCCCATGTCAGCTGACAGGGTGTGCAGGAAAGACAGATCGAACATAGCGCGTTTCATCACATACGATCTCCAACCAGGCGCAGCCGGCGCGAAGCCATGCGGGCATAAGGGGAACGCCGGCGCATCATGCGCCGGCGGGATTTACGACCGCGACGGACGCGGCCACGGGTCTTCTTTCCGTATCTCATGGAATCACCTCATTTGTAGCGTGAAGGTCCATATTCGGGCCGTTGGGTAGTCTCGGAGGACCTATACCGAGTAGGGTTTGTTTTCTGTTTGTCATACCAGTCGTCATAGTGCTGCCAAAGCAGCTGGGGACCCATGACCATCGCCCCAGCAATCAGCTCAGACAGGCCGACCTCGAAGGCCTCTGGGTTGGGAACCCAAACGGATTTGTCGCCGACGCCGACTCGGGAGGTAACGGGGTAGTCCCGTTCAGGTTCGACGGCCATTGGCCGCTTGGACTGGTTGTGCGTGACGTGGGGGCTGTAGGTCGTTCCAGCGCCCCCGACGATCTGCTCCAGGCCGCCAGTTGCGCCAGTTGGGGCAGAAGGCCCCACCATGGCGCGATTGGCGTTGCCAAGATTCAAGAGCGTCCTGGAGCGGGCCTCAGCGATTTGAGCATCCATCAGCTCATTGGCCTTCGCGGCAGCTGCCTTGTCGGCCTTCATCTGGCCCATGTTCTGCAGGGCATTGCCCATAGAGGCGAGGCCATCCTGGACATTGTTGGCGGGAGCGGGAGCATAGCTGGACGTGTTTCCCAGGACGGCGAGGGGATGCAGGTTGAATTCCTTCCCTGCCGTCACCGCTCCCTGGACTTGAGAGTATATCTGGCGCCCCTGCGACGGGGCGCTGTCTTTGCCGAAGAAGCCGGAGAGACCGCCGAGGACGGAGCCTATTCCACCGAGTACAGACATCATCGACACCATGGGACAAAGGGTTTACGGGCAGCTCCTTTCCCTCGGGTTTTCACCTTCGGGGAGGGCCGGGGCTTACACCGCAGCGCATCGACCAGGCGAGTGACAGGGGCAAGCCCTGGCTGGGGTGTCAGCTTGTAGGCAAGCCTGCGCCCCGGCTTTTGCGTTTTCAAGGATTTTGTCGCCGCAGACGCGGCAGTGCGGCTGGCCCGTTTGACGGTTCCAGCCGCGGGAACTGCCCGATAGGAATTCTGCCTATATGAGACCTTGGCAGGGGAGAAAGGCTCAAGGACTGGATAGCTGGCGGGCAAAGACCGAGGTTTTGCGCTAGCCGTGGGAGGCTGAGACCGCCGACGCCGACGCCAGATCCTGAGCATCAGAGTTTCTCCTGAAGGAAGCGGGCAGTGGCCCAGAATTCGTTCCGAGCTTCCATTGCCAAGCGTTGTTCCTGGACGGGATCACCCGTCACTCTCTGCACCAGGTACCTTAGATGAGAAGCAGGGGCAGAGGCTGTCTGTACACCATCGCTGTCGAAGAAGCCCTTTAAGAAAGCCTTTCGCATAGCTGGGTCGAGCCAATACGAAGACCCCTCGATCTTCATCGAAGAAGGGGGTGAGTCCCCAGGGAGGCGATAGCCGTTGCGCTTCATGTAAGCTGCCAACTCGATCATACCAGGCTCCCCAAGCGCGGGATTCTTTGACCAGTGCGCGATTGATTCCTCGCTGTCCTTGCCGAACTTCAGGACGTAGCGAGCGGTGTATCTGATGCTGGCTGGGGTGACCGTCCCAATATGTACAAAACCGTGCGGCCATAGCGAGGTAACCCAATCCGTCGGCTTGGGGGTAAGGGAGTTGAAGATCAGGGCATGGAAGTGTGGCCTGCCTGTGCGCCCACCATATTCGCCACAGGCTAAGAAACGGATCGAGCGGGGGTTGTCCTCCCGCTGGTTCCAAATGCGCAATCTCTTCAAGAATTTCTGAAAGTCGCTGTAGTCGATCCTTTCGGGGGCAGAGGCGTAAGTGAGGGTCAAGAACACGCCCGACCAGGCGAGGCGATACTCCAACAAGGCGCGCAATGAGAGACCGGATTGCTTCATGATCCTGCACGGCAGGCATTGCT